TTTCTTTTGGGGTGAATACATCTGATGTGACTGTGTAGTTCATTTGTTCTCCTATCCCCACACTGTGAGGTTGTAGCGGTATGAAAGAAACTCAATATCTCCTGATAAATAGGTGCCTGCTTGAGCTGCAGTCACTCTCAAAGTGCTGCAGGCTCCACCCAGGGTTAAATCAGATTCAATTGCTGCCTTGATTGAGTAATCTCCAGAACCTGCAAGATACTTATCAAGATCGTTCTGGCCTGATCGTTCTGAAAAACGCTGAACCAGAACCACAACGTCAAGGTTTGCCTGGTCTAGTCCACGGGCATTGTTTAAATCAAATGTGAAGTCCAACTGGCCAACGATTGCAGCAGGTGCAACGGCAGGTGTTGGTATTAGCTCGTAAATTCTCATGCCTGGGATTGCTTCAAGGTTTGCCTTCAAGCCCTTGCGTACAAGTGTTGGCTGCATCAAACGGCCAAGCCATTGTTCTTGCGTAGTGGGCGAAGTAGCGCCTCAACGTCAGCATCTAACTTGGCTGCTAGGCGCACTGTTCCCAAATCAGTGTTGCCAGCAATACCAAACGGTGACTGATTACGCAGGAAAAGGCGTGAGGACTGAATCTTTGCTGCAGTCTTTACTTCAAACGGCACTGCGCTCCAACCAAAGATGCCCTTGATTCGAACAGATTGCGGGATAAAGCGAGGCCAGAAATAAGAATCAACTGCCAAAATACGGGTTAATGGCCACCCACGGGAAGGGTTGTTGACTGGTTCAAATACTCTGTCAGTTGTTTCCCAAATGGTTGTGTACGTTTGATTGAATTGATCATCTGTTGCAATCTCTGTAAGGCTTGTGAAATCGTCAACAGGTAAATCCCACCAGTCTGTTGGTGTGTAATAACGAGTTGCTGGCGCACCACCAGTGCCATCTGTGTAAAAGAATCTGCCGCAGTAATCATCAATTTGACGGCTGGCAGTTGCAATGGCCATCTCAATTGCAGAGTTTTCTGCCGCATCTTCAAGATTAAGGGCTGACTTAACATCATTGAGGGTGCAATATCCGTTAGTGATTGCCACGCTTTACTCTCGTTTCTACTTTAGGCAGCATCGCCTTTTCAAGCTGCGGAATGGCAGTTGCTGATTCCTTCTTCAAGGGTTTCTTTTTCAAAATCTTTTTTAGGCGTTCCATAAATCGTGCTGCCGTTCATCTAGCCAATAGGATTTGTAGTGAGGCAAAATTGCCCCTGTGTGCGCATGAATTGGAAAGCCAAGGGAACGAACACGGCGGCAGAAAAGCAAATCCTCGCCAATCCATTCACCGTCAATGGGTCCATCCCAAAACCAAGCCCAATCTTTCCCTTGGTTGGCATCGCACTTATCACGCATGGCTTCAAAAACGCTGCGGTGAACGAGCAAACATCCAGTACCGGCAGCATCAACTTCAAACAATGAATTTTTATTGTAATTGTGCAATGGCAAAAAGCCTTCAGTGGTGTCTTGGTAAATCGTTGGTACAGGTTTTGGGTAAGGATGACCTGTTTCAAAACTGGCAAAATATAGGCCAGCAATTATTGGGCGCTCTGTCTCATGCGCTGATTGAATGAGTTTATCAAATGATTGAACTGGCAATTGCTGATCTGAATCAATCATCAATAGCCAATCAGACTTGGTTTCAAGAAATTGTTTCACAACGCGATTGCGGTATTTAGATAAAAGCCCTGAACCTTGAACTCGAACAAATGGGCCAAGTCTAGATGCCCGTGATTGAACCAGTTGAATCAAGCTAAAAGCAAAACCACCATTGACTTCACCTGGGTCGCATGAGCCAATAGAAACTTTATGTGCGCTTTTCATAATCCCCCGATTATTTTAAGAAGTGTGGTCGGGCTAATCGGGGGGAACTAACCCGACCACACAATTGTTAACTTTCGTCTAGAAAGTTGGCGCTACCAAACCAGTGCCTGAAATAATTGAGGCTGCTAGTGGGTAACGGCCAGCTGAAAAGGCTGCGTAGCCATACACAACTGCCTTGATTGTTAGGCTGCCTGCAGTTGTTTGGTCAAAGTTCAACGCAAACGGTGCGCCTGGCTGCTCCCAAAGGTGCATTTCAGGTGCTGCAACGCAGTAAATCTGATCTTGGTTTGTTGCTGCTCCAAGATTTGTAACAACATTTGCATCAGTGACAATTGGCAGACCCATCAATGAGTAACCTGAGTTACCGTATTGGGATGCTCCTGCTCCTGCTGCGTATGCGTTCATTGGACCTTGTGCATTTGGCACAACTAGTGGTCTGTTTGAGCCATCGACTGCCGCTAACAAATAAGCAAGTCGGCGTGGGTGCATAATCCAGTGTGTTGGTTGCTGATATGTGTTTGTCTGAACCTGCTGAATCGCATCAGCCAACTTAGGATAAAGAAGTGTAACCGTTGGTGCAGTTGATGTGTAAGTGATTGCATTTCCACCTGAAGAGGCAAGTCCAAGAATTGTGCCTGATGTACCGGCACCGTTGAGGCACTGGTTGTCAAGTGTTGTGTGCCATGAACGAATGAGGTCCTGAAGAATGAATGTATCAATTCCAGTTCCGCGCTCAATTGCTTGGCGTGATAGGTCTTGCTGACCTGCGATTGTACGAACGTTGATAGTCAAGAGAGTGTCATCAGAATCTGTGTTAGATACTGCTGAGTTTTCTGTTGCCTGAATCGCTGTTGTTGTTCCTGTTGTCATGCGGCTGATGTTCAATGTCATTCCATTTGCAGGAAGTGAGTGAGGATTTGTAGCAGCATCAAGGAATGGACGACCAGCGCGTGCAAAAGGTGCAGCAAGGTCTGTTAAGTATTGTGGAACCACAAGACCATCAAAGGCTGATGTTCCTACTGCGCGGTTCTCAATTGATTCTTCGCGCATGTGGCGTGCAAGACGATCTGATGCTGCGAAATCATTTTTAAATTGTGCGTTGTACGCATCCTTTACGAATGAAACGTCAGCTTGTGCTGAGTATGTGCGTGCCTCGTTAGTAATGATTGAGCCACCCACTTTTGGTGTAATTACTGCTGCAACAGATGAGCGCATTTCTGCAACCTTTGCATCTGCTGCTGCCTGTGTTGTGAATTTTTCAATCTTTGCATCTAGTGCGCGTGACTCTTCAACGAGAGCATCAACCTTTTCGGTTTCCTCTGTAGTAAGGTCGGTGCGTGATTCTGCGGCTACTGCCTCAAGAACTGCATCCATTTCAACCTTTACTGCATCACGGCGCTCAAGAGCAACATCAAGATATGACTTTGACATGTTTCTCCAATGAGTTGTTTGTGTTTTGAGGTGGTGGCGTTGCTCTCCACGGCGCTTCAAGGGTGTGGGAATCGCTCCGACTTCATTCTGTTACTTATGCAACAGAAACTTATTTTGTGTTGTTGATTATTGCCTTTGCTAAACGCAATGAAATTGAACGAGCTGCGGTAACTACAGGCTCAACAGGCACTTCTTCAACTGCAGGTTCTTCTTCAACTGCAGGCTCTTCTGGGTCAGCACCTGTGAGCATCGCCATCATTTCAACGGCCTTCATAATGTAATCGTGGCCTTCGCTCATGTCTTGAAAGATTGTGTTCAGAACTGTCAAAGATTCGCCTGTGATCTCACGGCCTTCTTTTACGGCGTTGATTGCCATTCGTAGTGCCTCTCTAGCTTCAATGGACGTTGTAGGGTAAGCAGGAAAAGTCACGGCTGAAACATCGCCATCTGCCAAACTAATTTCCGTCAAAGTTCTCTCAGTGCGATCTTCATTCCACTTTTGACGAATAACACGAAAGGCAAAACTCATCTGGTCAACATCACCGCGTTCAACTAATGTGTAAAGATCACGGCCTTGTGTAGTGTCAGCAATAATTGCATCCATGTAAAGCCCACGGTCATCTTCAGTCAGTGTCAAGGTGCCGTTCTTGGTCGCAGCAAGCGGTAATCCTTCATGGTTAACCAAGAAAACTACATTTGGTGATTCGCTTAGAGTCTTGCGAAAGGCACCAGGTGCAATTGATTCTTTAAAGGGCATTGGCACACTTGTATCATTAAACACTGCAGCGTATCCGCGCAGGCGCATCGTGCCATCTTCAGCCTGACGTGCTTCAACATCTTTAACCGTAAATGTACGGCGTTCTTTTTCTTTCACTTTGCTCCCTGATTTAACATCCCCGTTTGTGTTCACTTCACTCATCTTCAAACCTCATAGACCGCTTCAGGGTCTGTTGGGTCAATTTGTGAGATTGGTTGCAACTGACTTGAAGGCAATCCTGTGTGCGCCATGTCAGGCAAGCCAACTGCCTTAGTAACTGCCGCAGGGTCAAAGCCAACTTGAATAAGACTTGCAGCAATCTCTGCACGCAGCTTGAGGCCAACATCTTTGGCATCTGTTGAATCTATGTTTTGCAGTGGCACGCGGTATTGATCTCCACTTTCAATTGGTGCCATGTCCTCGTAAGCGTGAACATCATTGAGTGAAAGGAATCCTTCACGCAATCCCTTTGTATAGGCTTCATAGCGCTCAAGAGTTGTGCCTCGAAGTAGTGCATCTAGGTTAAAACGAATGAATCCATCAGGCTCTGGCAACAAAGTTGAGAGTGATTGTTCAATTCGTTCCAAGATTGGGCGCAGTGAGTGCTGCACAAATGAGAGATTTTGCGCCTCAACCGATGCAAATGACATGGCACCGGCAACTGGGTGGCCTAGTAAAGACAACGGGCAACGGTAAATTCTGGCAATTTCTTCAACTGAGAAGCGCCTTGTGTCCAACAATTGTGCATCTTGGGCGTTAATTGTTAGCGGCTTGAAGCTGGCACCGCCTGAAAGGATGCCAATCTTGCCAGCACGATACGGTCCAGTGTGAGTAATGTTCCAATCACGGCCAATATCTTGTGCCTGCTCTTGTGTAAGTTCACCAGGAACTTCAACTACTCCACCAGGGTTGGCAGCATTTCCAAAATATGAGGCAGCATAAACTTCAGCCGCCATGACTGCACCCATTGTTGTACGGCAGGCAGCAACTGGCGATAGACCATAGAACTCACCAGGCAAACGAAAATCAGGAATATGCAAAAGTTCTCTAGCAGATAGTTGCTGCTCATAAGTACCTTGTGAATCTTTTATTTGCACATAATAGATAAGTGGCTCACCTGGTGCTGGTCGTACAATGCGAACATTACGAGGATTTAAAACATAGAGTTCTTGAACATCGCCCATGTCATCACGAACTGTGAGAATGTAAGCATTACCTTCAAGTTTAAATGAGGTGACAATCTGCTCATAAAATTCAAGGCGCGTTGTTTCTGCATTTGGCTTTGAAACCCAAGTTGGCTGCTCACCATAAACTGTTGCATACGGCAGACGGGCGCGACCACGGCGCACATAAGCACTGACTGGCAATGAACTTACAGTGTCGGCCAAGAGGCGCACGCAGGAATACACAGTTGAAATTCGGATTGCGCTTTCAGAGTTGATGACAACACCTGAATCTGCGGCATACAAAGCGCGACCAGGGACGATTGGGTCAATGTATTGATTATTGATTGAGCGCTTTTGACTATTGCTGCGCAGTCGGTTAGATAAACTCATCAGTTAGCCTTCTCTGTAATCCATACTAGAAAAACACCTGAGACAACAAGAGCTAATGGAACTGAAACCATCGCAAGGCCAACTGCTGCAAGGCTCGCGCCTGCAACTTCAACCACAATTGATAGATCAATCTTCTTCATTTGACTCCCTAGACTTGAATTGAAAAGAACCTAGCAACTGGTGCCGGTGGTTCTGCAGGTTGTGTTGCTCTGTCGTAGCCAAAAATTGAGGCAACTGCAGCATCCACCTTGCGGCGGCTACTAGCTTTGGCAACCATTACGCCACGGCTTGATTGCTTTGTTACGCAGTTTGCAACATGTCTTGCAAGGCGCTCATCTCCATCATGGGTGAACGATTCGTTTACAACTGCTTCATAGAATTTTTGTGTGGCGGGTACCATATTTGCAGCACTGTTGGGGTAACTAACAACTGGCAAGCCTTCTTCATCAAGAACCATAAAAGTTCGCTGCCATCGTGCGGGGTCAAAGACAATTTCTCTGACGTTGAATCTTTCATCTCTAAAGGTGTCAACAATTGTTTGCTCGACCTCTGCAACAGGAATGTGCCAACCTTGTTCTGCATCGTCAGGGCGCTCCCACAATCCAACAACCATAAGGTGCGGCTTTTCCCCACCCAATAACCACATAACAAGTGCAGTTGAGTCATTAGAAAAGGCACCATCAAATGCCAAAATGACTTCTTCGCCTTGTTCTGGAAACCTGTCTTTGTCTGCAAGGGCTTCCCATGCACCCGTTGGCAGCCATGCAACCGATGTACTGACCCAACAATTGAGGCGCTTGGTTCTAAATTCAGCTTCAGGTGTGCGCAAAACTGCGCTCTGCATTTCCTCTTTGTCTAGCAAATCGTCATAACCTGGGTTTGATTCTTCCCAAATCAATTCGTTGCGGTGATCAGCTTCAGGTGTCTCAGGTTCCCACCATGAAAAGAAAAACGTTGAATCTTGCTTTTCGCCC